CGTGCCAGTGGCTCGTACTCATCGGGGGTAGCAGTACGGTCAAGGGGGATTACGACGCGCAGGCGGGGCTTATTGGGGCAGTGCTTGCGTGTGGAGTAGATCGCATAGCTGCATCCGATGGCATTCACGCGGCTCACGATTTCATCGGTGCCCCAGCCGGGGATATTATCGAAGTCAAGCGTCACAAGGTCACGCCCGGTCACTGCATTAGCCTTGCGCCGTCCGCCGTTGAGGGAACCGCCCACGAACCCGCCGACATCCTTTAATGCGTCCTGCTGAGGTTTCGGCAGGTGCATATATGCGTCGAGCGTTTCCGTCGAACGGACAGGATTCCGCAGGCGGTCATACAGCTCTGCCACGGTCATCAGCTGAGGTTTCCAGTTGAGATCGTTTCGGGATGCGCCGGTGGTTATAGTAATTTGTCTATCGAATTGCATGACCGTTTTCCTCGCTTTATCGTTATAATGGGGTTTCTCTGACGGGCGGTTCACGGGTGAACAGCTCAGATGCAACGGATGTCAGGTATCCGGCAATTTCGGAAAGCTCAATGCCCTTGGTTTCCCACCGCATGAGCGTGTACACGGCCTGCCCCGGCTTTTCGGGGTCGGGGCTGCGGGCAATGTACACCAGATTTTTAGGATTCTGCTTTGCAATGGCTGTCAGCCATGCCGCGATACCCTTTGTGTACTCATTGCCGTTCTGGTCGAGGATGACTACGGGATAAACCTCGGCATCCTCTTTTTCGTTCGGTGTAGCCATATCCCAGATCTCCTCCTCATTTGTAGATGTCGCCGCTCTGCTTGTGCCGCAGGGTGATTCGACCCACGACCTCAAACCCCGCCAGCCCACAGATGTACTTGACCGTGTGGATAAGCGCGGCGATAGCATCGAACCGTGCCCGGTATTCACTGGTTGCTGCCGCCTCAATGCCCTGATATGCGGTAGGATCAGCATAGCCCTTGTCGTTGTAGTAGGGGTTGTTGCGGGAGTTGAACGCAATCAAATCCTCATGGATGTTAGTCATTGTTCGTTACCTCTGCAAGCCAGTATTCGCGGCGGCAGTCGCCGCAGCTTTTTCCATTTGTGCATCCAATGCTTTTATCAATGATGCAAGGGTCAACACACAAAACCCCATCATCTTCATCTACTAATGCGTTTGGAAATATCTTCAAAAACCCTCTCTGGCGTGTCTTTAACTCACTCTGGCGTGTCTTGATGGGAATGTTAGTCATCGTCGCTCTCCTTTGCGCCCACAGCGGCGCTCTGTGTGGCGGTTTCGGTTTCGCTCGGTACATTTGCTGTCGTAACAGTTTCGCCCTCAGACGGGGCATCTGCGGGGCTGTCAGCGGGCGCCCAGCCCGTGGCCTGAATCAGCGCATCATACCGCATCATTTCGTTTACGACCTCGGCCACAGTAGGGGACGGGGCTGCCTTTTCCGGCTCAAAACCAAAATGCTCGTTGAGAGCCTGTTTGCGCCAGTATTGAGCCATGCGGACAGCGTGATTTCGTTCATCGGCATGGCGATATGCGGTGGCTTTCCAGATGCGGGTTTCCTGCTTGGCGAACTCAAGGCGCGTTTTTAGGGATGCGATTTCAGATTCCGCGCTCTTTTTGGTGATGTAGTGCTGAATCGTAGCGCAGACAGTACCCAGCACCAGCAGACCGCCCCAGACAATATCAGTGTTCACAGCTCATCCTCCCAATCCTCAGAGATGCCCTCGTCAAAATCTTCATCTGCCGGTTCAATGAACAGGCAGTGATGATCGTCAATCGGGATGGACGCGCCGTCGGGGCAAGCCTCGACCTCTCCCGTGGATTGCTCGGAATAAATAACCTCACCATCATCGGGGGACATCTTTTTTGCATCCTCGGCGGATTCGGCATAAGCCATAAAAAAAAGCCGCTGAACGGTACTTTATACAGACATTTCATTTTCAGTAAACCTCATTTCTTTGCTAAAAATCGTTGCTGAGGGCATCATTACTCAAATCTTCAAGCCTATTGGCGGCAGTTTCAATAAGGCTCGAAAAGGCTGTGATAGGCATACCCATGACGGTGTTACCGATGCGATAGTCATAGCATCCACTTTTCATTTCACGAAGCCTTTGAATAATAACCGTATCAGCATCAAAGCTATAATCGTGGTCATGAGATTCTTCATGCTGTTCACACTCGGATGCAGAACTAAACTCTTTGCCACAAAACTCGCAGGCGTACATCGTGTATTTGTTCATTTCTTGTCAGCCTCCTCACTCTGCTGTTGTGTAGCTGTTGCCAGCAAATCCTGCAGCCGGGGGTGTCTGCCGCAGGATTTGCCCTCGGTGCAATATTGGTATTTCGGGTTGATTTCACATTGCGGAACCATCATCGCCGCGATTTCGGGGGATGGGACAGCGAGGCAGTATTTCATGGCGTTAAACATCGCGCGGATTTCGGATTGCGCTCTGTGGCACATCCGAAGATGGCTGGCCTCGATCAGCGCCCGTGCATTCATAGACACATACAGTTCAGTGGGTGCGCCATTGGGTAGAACCATCCGTGCGTCCTCTTTTGCCACACCGTCCTTAATCAAGCGATCATAGGCATCCCATGCGTAATCGTAGGCATCGGCGATTACGCCGTCCTGATCTTCATTTGTGGATGTGGGGAGAATTGGCTCGGCGTGGCTCTCATCACAATAGCGCTGACTGCGCACGGAGAAGCTGAAATGCCGATGTCGGGTCAACTGGGCGAGGCAAGCGCGGCTGATGCCCTCGATGTGGAACGTGAAGTAGATGTGCTCATATACACTCAGATGCCCGGTTTTGGCGCAATTATGGGCGATTTTGAAATCCCAGAAATCCGGCTTGCTGTCATAGCACACACTCGCAGCCTGCTCAATAACGCGCATGGGGTTGGGCGTTACGCCTATCAGATTCGTGACCGTGCCGCACTGACCGGGGAGAGGGCGGGAACAGGCAATCAGTTCAACTTTCATGGCTCATAGCCTCCTTTTCGATGCAGGCGTTGCCGCCCATCTGCTGGTAAGTGGTAGCGTTTGCGTTATCGGGTACGATTTTCAGCAGCTTGTCATCGCCGCCCAGCGAGAGAAACTTATCTTTGTACCAGTTGGCTTTTGACAATTCCTGCGTTGCACCGTCTTTCAGACCGCAGCGGTATAAGTATTTGTAGCGGCTCAACAGGCAAAAATACCGCACGGCGGCAGTGCCGAACCGCTCCTCCATCTCGACGATGCACTCTTTCTGGCCGGGGCGGTTGTAGTGGTCGGGGTGATTCACCATCTCCGGCTCGTCATCCTCCCGATCTCTCCCGAATAACGGCTGTGTAGCTGCTCCAAGCGTCGCCACAATAGCTCCTAGCAGGAAGATGGCAGTGATAAACGCCAGAACTAAAGCGATGACAAAAAGACCCATGAGAACCTTTGCGATAGCTATCAAAATAACCATTTTCTAATTCCTCCTATGATACAAATAGATCGGGTGGCATAGCCTTATCGTCAATGTAGTAGTCAGCGCCGATTTTGCGCGGGTTGGTGCCGTATGCCCGTTTCAATTCCTCGGTGTTGTCGTTCACTGCGTCAAATTCCAGCCCGTAACAGCGGCAAAACTCCACGGCGCGGGTCAGCAGCTCGCCCTCCCGGCACGTCCACAGAATGACCTTTGCACCGAGGCGGCGGCGAGATATGAGTTTGTCGATCAGGGGCAAGTTGGGTGCGCCGATTTCAGGGTAGGCGTTTTCGCAAAGGGTGCCGTCAAAGTCAACGGCGTATGTGGTCGGATGGCTCATTTCAGTTTTTGCTCCTCCATGTATGCCGCCCATTGGCGGTCTTTTTCGGCTTTCATCGCCTTATCCATCGCGGTCATCATGCGGCGCACGACCTCACAGGCGATTTGCGGCTTTTTAGAACCCTCGGCGATGTCTGGGCTGTCAGCCGTCCAGCGGGCGGTCACGACGACGCTGGGCACCGCCCCGGCGTAGTAGAAACAGGCATCCACAGCGTCACAGTAGAGGTAGGAACGGATGCGCGGGGTGGCGCGGGTACTGCCGAGCATCGTCATGCCACGCTCGGCAAGGGTCTGAGGGGTAGAGGTAACGATGCGATCATTGATGTGGGCCTCATGCGCCGCCTCGCGCAGACAGCGCTCCCGAATTTCATCGGTGATTTTTAAGTGCATCATAGTGGCACCTCACCGCAACAGCGAGTTAAAAAGGCGCTCGGCGGCTGTTCTGCTGGCGCACTCGCGCAGGGCATCGCGTTCATTCATCGCCAGAGCGCCCGCCTGCATCAGCAAATCCATAGCTTTTGCAAGGCGTATATTATAGTAGTTGACGCACATACCGTGGACAATGCGCTGATGGTAAGTGTGCCGCCCGCGCTCGATAAGGTCACGGATGGCCTTTGCTCCGGCGAACATGGCGACACCCGCCCGCCTGTATACGGCCAGTTCACGGGCCATATCAGCCACGATATTGAGGTTTTTCAAATCCTCGGCGCTCTCATTACACCAGAGGACATCCTCAACAGCGCCGGTGTTTTCGTTGTAGATGATGGAGTATTTGCTGTCCCGAATGTCAATCCTCATGGCTGTCAACCTCCCACAGCTTTTCATCGTGTAGCCGTTCATTCCACCGCCGATGCTTTGCGGACATCGTCCTGCCGACCTCGGCGGGGTCATTCAGTGCGGCGGGCAAAATACTGATGCACAACTCCACATCCGCGATTTCCTCTTGCAGATTGGCGATACAGTCTGCGCGGGATTTCGGCGTGGGGTTCTCGTTGCGTATCTTGCGGGCCATCTTGAGCGCGGCCTGCGCCAGTTCAGCCGATTCTTCGGCAAGTTGTTCCAGCAGTGCCGCCGTGCCGATCATTTCCAAAACGTCATCGGGCATCGTCTGTACCTCCCACAATGTCAGCTAGATTGATAATCTCGCCGGGACGCAGATTATTAAAAGCCCCTGTCGGCAGCGGAATGGTGCGCTGTCCCTCGCCCTTAAAATAGCGGTGATTCGGATTAGGTTTCGCCTCAATAGGCCAGACGATAGTTTTTGCAAACGGCATCATGGCCTTTGCGAGCGCGATGTCCTGTGCAGACCAGATTGAGGGTAACTCCCAATTATTAGGTGAACTTTCGCATAAAATGCAAAACCCGCTATCCTCACGGGCAAAGCATCCCTTGCAAACGTCTGTTCCGTTTTCGTTACAATATCTGGACAGATAGTCCGCCGCGCGGCGGGCATCAGCAGAGTTTGTCGTCCGTTCCATGCTTTACTCCTCCTTTGCCATCAAATCCTTACCGCACAGCGGGCAGATTTTGCCATCCACTTTGATGCCGCACACGGGGCAGCGCAGGCGCACATTGGTGTTGATTTCGTGGCTGTCGGCCTCGGTGGCCGCGCCCTCAAGGTTTTTCACGGCCTGTGCGTAGTAGCTGTCTTTCAGTTCGATGCCCAGCCCACGACGACCCATGAGAACGGCCTGATAGGGCACAGAACCGATACCCGCAAACGGGTCAAGCACGATGTCGCCGGGATTCGTCCACAGGTCGATGCACCGCTCGATTACATCCAACTGCAACGGGCAGATGTGCTTTTCATCCTTTTCATCGCGGGCGCTTTTACGTTGCAGAGTGTTGGACTGCCGCACATCCATCCAGACAGGCGAGGCGTATTTCTGCCACACATCCACGGGAAAAGATTCATGGTCGTGAGGGATAGGCTCAGGGTTTTCACCCGGCTTGCGGAATGTCACCACATAATCCGGCAGGCCCTGCCTCGACATCGCAGAATCCTTGCGGATCTGCTTGTGTAGCAAGCCGAGGGCTTTCGTGCGCTGCATCTCCGTAACAGGGTTTTTCCAGATGCACACCTCCGAATGGAAGATGAATCCGTACTCGGTCATCTCGCGGATAATGTCACCGCGAAAATCCTTGATGCCGATAAAGCCGTCACGGGATTTCATGGCGGGCAGATTCATGCAGTGGATAGATACCAGCCGCCCCGGCATGATGACCCGGTACAGCTCCGCCACGAGGTAGCCGAAATGCTGTGCGAACTCCGCGCCGTCGCTGCTGTTGCCCATATCCCGGTCACTGTTGGAGTAGGTGTACAGGCTGGCGAACGGCGGGGAAAAGATGGAGTAGTGGACGCTGTTATCGGGGATGCCGCGCAGGGTTTCCACGCAATCCCCCTGATACATTGCCCAGCGCTGTGCGCTGTCGATCAGCTGGTTAAGCACATTCATGTCTAAATTCCTCCCATGCAGGCAGGCGCATGGCCGTCTGCGGTTCATAGGGCGTTGTCAGGCGGCAGGTGCTTTGCAACTGCTTTTTGACGATTTCGCGTGTCTGTTCGCCCATCGCCGCCCGCATCTTATCGCAATCGGCCTGCTTACGCTCAATATTGGCCTTGACCGCGCCCTCGCGGGCACTGATAACGATGTACACATCCACCGGCTCAGACTGCCCAAAACGCCAGCAGCGCCGCACGGCCTGATAATATTGCTCATAACTGTCGGACAGACCGACAAAAATCATCTTGTGGCAGTTCTGCCAGTTCATGCCGAATCCGGCGATAGAGGGCTTTGTGACAAGCGCTCGGCTAAAACCCATTGAAAAACTAAGCAGGCGAGAGCTTTTCAGCGAGGCCTTATCGCTGCCCTTGACCTCTACCGCATCTGGGATGCCGTGCGCCAGTGCTTCACTCTCCGAATTGAGGTCGCACCACACGAGCCACTGTTCGCCGGGGTCGCCATTCACCAGATCGGCCGCCGCTTGACACCGTTCTGCGAGTGTAGCCCGTCTGGCCTCCCGCCGCTGCGTCAGCGTCATGCTCTCGGTAATCGGTGCATCTCCGTCCACGATGACCTCATGCACCCTCAGCGGCGGGAGGTCGTACCCCGGCAGATCGTAGCCGAGGTCTGCGGGGCTGTTCATAACCACAGCCCAACTACCCAGCCATTGCCAGAAAACGTCCTCAGCGTGACCTTTGAGCCGCCATTTGGAGGTCTGCCCGCCATCATGGACAAAGAACATGGACAGCATCTCAGAGTAGGACATGATGCCCAAAAATTCTGCGTGATTGCCAAGCTCCATAAAGTCATTAGGTGCGGGGGTGGCGGTGCAGGCCAGCCGGAACGGCGTATCCGAGAAAAAGTCGATGATCTGGTTGCGCACCTTGCCCGTAAAGGATTTCAGGATACTGGATTCATCCAGCACTACGGCAGAGAAATGCACCCCGGCGAATTTGTCCAGCTTTTCATAGTTGGTAATGTTCACACCGGGCTGAATATCGTCGGCGGTTTCGCAGAGGGTGACGGGCACTCCGAATTTCAAGCCTTCGCCCACGGTCTGAGGGGAAACGGTAAGCGGCGCCACAATGAGGGCATTTCCACCTGTATGCACACACACCCGATGCGCCCATTCAAGCTGCATCGCGGTCTTGCCAAGGCCGCAATCGGCAAAAATAGCGGCGCGGCCCTTTGCCAGCGCCCACCGCACGATGTCTTTTTGAAAGTCGTACAGCTTGTCGTTGAGATCGTTCACGGTCAGAACGATGCTGTCGGTATGTACTGCCCGCTCCGACTTGTGAACAACGAAATCAGAATAATTTTCCATCCTCTACCTCCGGGAACCATTTCTTCGTAACCGCGATGGGAAACTCCTCAATCTCCGAGGCCCAAACGCACAACTCTTTGCGCCCAGCGTGTAGCTGTGCCCACACATACGGGAAACCGCCGATTCCATCAAATAAACTTCCAAGGGTAGCATTATCCGGCAGACGGTCAGAGATGCCGCCGAGAATGTAGTACCACTGCGGCAAGGCGATGGAGTTGCCCAGCGCCTTATACCGGGGCGTGTCAGCGGCCTTGTGGGTCTTGCCCTTGCTGTCTACCCATTCGCCGAGGTCTGTCCAGCCATCGGGATAGCCTTGTAGGCGCTCACACTCGGTAGGGGTCAGCCGCCGCACAATCCAGCGGATGATTTTTTCAATCACCGATGGCCCTGTGTTAGCTCCGCCTTGCCCGGTGGCAGTCGTCAGAGTTACAGCCTTATCACCCGTTAGAGTACCGTTATATAGGTCTGCACCTACGGGCTGGGCGATTACTCTACCGAGAGAATCTGCCCTGCCGGGACCCTTATAATCGCGGGCCAGTAACGCACCTGCTACGGTATCGCCCTGCAAAGTGATGGCTGTATAATCGGTGACGCGGCTATTGTGGTCGCCGGTCATGGTAGGGGATGTGATGCC